AGGAGAAAATTATGGCAATAACATCAGCAATATGTTCAAGTTTCAAACAAGAACTTTTACAAGGTAAACACAATTTTGCTTCATCAGGTGGACACACTTTTAAATTAGCATTGTTTACTAGTTCAGCATCATTAGATGCTACTACAACTGACTATTCAACATCAAACGAAATTACAAATACTTCTGGAACTGCATACACAGCAGGTGGTGCAACTCTTACAAGAACAGGAGTTGGATTAACTGGCACAACTGCTTTCACAGATTTTAGTGATGTAACTTATTCTTCAGCATCTTTCACAGCTAATGGTGCTATGATATACAACACCACAACTGCAGGAGGTTCAGGTACAACTGATGCGGTAGCAATTATTGCTTTTGGTGGTGACAAGACAGCAAGTAACGGAACTTTTAAAATAGAATTTCCTACAAACGACGCCACATCAGCAATCATTAGACTAGCATAGGAGGCCGACCATGTCGGTAACTTCAGGATGGGGTCGACTAACCTGGGACCAATCTCAATGGGGTGGCTCAACAATTTTAAATTTAGGTTGGGGAGCTAAATCTTGGAATGATGGTGAGTGGGGCGAACTTAACGACATAACAGTTTCTTTAACTGGTCAATCATTTACAACAGAATTAGGTATTGAAGGCTGGAGTAATAACGCTTATGGCCGTGGTGCATGGGGCGAGTTTGCTATAGACGTGGGTCTTGGACCCGATGTGTCTGTGTCTGGTCTATCTGTTTCAACAACTCTTGGAACTTCTTCTGTTACAGGAACTGCTGTTATAGAGCCTACAGCTCAAACATTAACAGCTAGTGCAGGATCATTAGCAGTTGAATCAGATGCTAATGTATCAATGACTGGTATATTAGGCTCATTTACTTTGGGCACTGTAACAGTTGTTGATATGACCGTTGGTCTAACAGGTCAAGAAATAACCTTAACCCAAGGGACAGCGATAGCTCCAAACGATACAGTATTAGTTTCTGGTCAAGAGATAACTTTAACTCAAGGAACAGCCACAGGGTCATCTGACAATGAAGTAACTCCAACAGCTTTAACAATTACTTCTACTTTAGGAACAGCAGTTGCACCAAATAACACTGCAATTTTATCTGGACTAGATCTAACGTTAAGTCAAGGATTTGTAGCTCAAGAAGGAGATGCATTAGTACAACTCACAGCTCAAACATTAACAGCTAGTGTTGGAGTTTTAGACCCTAATGATATGACTTTAGGATTAACAGGTCAGTCATTTAGCGCTAGTGTTGGCACAATAGATGTTAATGATATCATCGTTGGATTTGATGGTTTAACCGCGTCTTTCAGCGTAGGAGCCGTAAATATATTTGCTTATGCAGATGTTGACACTGGCTCAAATACATCTTATAGTAATGTTTCAACAGGTTCGAATACATCATATTCGGATGTTGCAACTGGATCAAATACAAGTTATAGTGACGCTGCATAGGAGAAATTTATGGCATCAACATACACCCCGTTAGGGATAGAACTTCAAGCAACTGGTGAAAATGCCGGTACATGGGGTACAAAAACTAATACAAATTTAGAAATTATTGAACAAATAGCTGGTGGCTTTACACAACAAGCTGTATCAGATTCAGGAGATACTGACTTAACTGTATCAGATGGATCAACTGGTGCAACTCTTGCACACAGAGTTATAGAATTTACAGGGTCTCTTACAGGATCACGAAATGTTACAATACCTGTCGATGTACAAAATTTTTA